CCATGTGAGTTCAGGGATTCCGTACAAATCAAGACCAACAGTAAGCACTTGTCCATCAGTGCCAAGCGTACTAGGTGTGTCTTCCAACTCTACAAACGTAGAAGCACCGCCCGCTTCAGGGTCACTCCATGTGATTTCAGGGTTCGCATACGCATCAAGCCCAATAGAAAGCACTTGTCCGTTAGTACCCAACGTATCAGGTGTGTCAATCAAGTCTACAAACTGATTAGGTGCAGCACTTCCATCTTCACCATTAACACCTGCTTCCCCTTGAGGGCCACGAATGTCAATAGCATCATCAATAGACGCTGAAAGTCCCGTAGATGAGACGTACAGCCCTGCTAATGGCTTTGTACCTGTGCCCCCTACCCAATCTACCACCTTGAGGTAACGTGCTTCTAAGTCAGTCTCAATGGCGAGAACAGGCGACCACCCATTAGTACCATCAACACCATCAGCACCATCACTTCCGGGTGGCCCTGCTAGTCCTTGGTCAGCAATGTCTTGGATAGCACTAAAGATTTTATTCAGTTGTGCTACGTTAGGATAGCCATTGTAGTTATCAACTTCCCATGTCATCTGACTATCTCCCAAATCCTTAACCTGTTATTTACATCAGGTATTTCATTTTTACCTGTAATCAATGACTCAGTACCCGTTGGTACGTAGTTGTTATCCTTCCACCCTTCTGCAATGGCAACAACCCATTCATCATCCCAACCACCGTCAGGTTGCCGTAGGGGGTATTGAGTGATAAAGCGACTATCTGCCGTTACACTAATACCCTGAGTACCGAATGTAACACCTGAAACCGTCTCTACACGGCCCCAAATGTTAATAGCATCAGATAATGCAGGGTTACCATACTTATCCAATCCGTTACTGAACCACACTGTTAGCTTATGAGGAAATAATGCGCGCATTAGAACCTCCAACGAGTGATAGAGTACCGGCCTTTAACCCATTTCTTGAGGTAGGGAATAACAATGCTATAAGCAGTCTTTTCGTCAGCACCCCACCTGAATGACTCAGAAGCACTCTGAATATCGGTAGAATAGGACTGTAGACCTGCTTCTTTAGCTTTACGGATTGTGTTTTCCATAAACTCAAGTTTCTTATTCTCTTCTAGGAAGTAGAGTGCTAGTACAAAACATGCACGTTTTACTTCTTCGGGGATAGAGGTTTGTGAGTTACGAGGGAAGGCATTGTCTTGTCCACTAACGGCCTTTGCACCGTCATAGTCCAAGTCATTGATGAATGCTGTTGCCATCTCTAATGCTTGTGTCTTCTCTGTAGTGGTGGCATCTGCCCACACATCAAAAACAGTATAGTCATTATCCAAATCATCCCATTGCAGGACGGTGCGAGGCAGGTGTTTTGTATACCGTGCATCAGCCTGTGATTCTGTAATATAAGTTGCCATATAGCCTCCCTATTGAAGAAATAGTAGGAGAGGGATTACTCCCCCTCCATTTACACCGTTAGATTACGGAGTAACAGTTTCTTCAACAATAGAGGTCAGCAGTGCGTTAGGTTCTACAACCTTGGCACCGTATACATGCAGACCTTTAACAGCGTCAGCAAAGCTAGACTCAGGGCGGTAGGCTTCAGTTTGAACAATCTGTTCAGCGAAGGTCAGCGCACGGCGAGTACCAGCCACAACAACATCACCAGTACCGTTAGTAGGTACGTTATTGGACATGTATACATTCAGACCGAAGTAGGTGCCTACACGGCCATTAGCCTGTACTGCTTCAGACTGAGTGTTACCCTGATAGGACATAACAATCAGCTTCTTCAACCAAGCAGGGACTACAATGAAGCGTTCTTCATCGGGGTCATTGTCTGCTTCGTCAAGCTGTTGATTGATAGTACCCATGTAGCCAGGGATGTCGTTAAGGCCAAGAGTGCCCGCATAGCCGGTCAGACCTGCACCTGCAACCATAGTATCAGCAAGGAATACGTCAGCAGTAGCAGCAAGGCCACGGCTAGACTTACGCATTGCTTCAGACATTACCTTCGGCTTAGTCTGTGCATTATCTACATCATCGACATAGAATGCGAAATACTTGGATTGGTCAATCAGCAGTGATTGCTGAGTGGAGTTCAGTTGTTCCGGTGTAATAACAGTGCTGTTAGCAACGTAGTCACCAATGGTGATGTCACCAACGCTGTTAATGTTTACGGTGTCACCGAAAGCAGAAATGTCACCCTCATAGTCACGGTTGACGAGGTTGCCAAATACATACTTACGTTCGAGTTCACGCTGAATACCAGCAGCCCACACAGTGGGGATAAAGTTGTTAAGAGACATAATTTGTTTCCTTTTAAGTTATTTAATGAGTCCTTTGGACATCTGTTCCTGAATTGCATCCCAATTCTGTTTAATATCTTCTTGTGACATAGAATCCACCTCGTCACGAGAGAAGATACGAGGCTGTCCGTTCCCGTCAGCGGGATTAGAAGCCTTACCAACACTACCACCCTTCAAGAATGGCTTGTCTTGTAACAGTTGATTCAGGGCAGCATCAATGCCATGTTCAGCAATAGATTCCTTGTCCATCAACTTAGTCACTGTCTGTGGGTCTACCACACCTGCGGCTTTAGCAGCATACAAGATTTCCTTCTCTGTGGCTTGCGCCTTCTCTTGTTCCCACTCTTCCTTGAGTTTAGTGAGGTATTCTTCCGTTTCCCTCAACTTAACTCGGTAGGAAGCTGCTTCATTCCGCAAATCTTTTACATATTCTTCGTCAAATGTCTTCGTTTCTTCCGTCATTATCAGACTCCCGGTCTTTGATACGGTTTATTTCATCTTTAAGTGCTTCGCCACTAATACCATCAAGCCGCCCAATGGCACTTTCAAGGCTAGTAAGCCCTGTGGTATAACGCTGCACTTCATTGTTTGTCATTTCAGTGGTATCTTCCGGCAGACTGTCTCTAAACTCAACAGTTACGGTGCCAAAACCACCTTTTCCATTTCTGTTAGACAGTTCTGAGGCAATGTTAAGAACATCAATAATAGCAGTTGTATACTGTGTTTTCATACGGTTGGCTTTAATAAGCGTAGCCATAAGAAGACGTTTCATTGCACTACCTGACTCTGCCAATCCCTGTTCAAGCTGTCCAAATGCAGCACTAGAAGTATTAGTGATTACATAAAACTGCTTCATTAGGGTGTTAATCTGTTCTTGTGCATCTGAGAGGTTGGCATCCCAAGTAATATACCCAGGCTTGACATTTTCATCACTCACAGGATAGAAACTACCACCACCTCGTACTACATACTCACCTGTCCGTTCATTAAACTCTAATGCTGTTTCATCACCATACATTGAAGGGTCAGCATGTTTATCGAGTACACGACTAATCTGAGTTAGGCGCATTTCAATCTCTTCTAGGATGGGATTGATGTCATCATAGTCATTAACACCAAGGAGACTGTCGCTTGTAGTAACATTATTAACGGGGCGGACTAGGAATTTGCCTAGATTGTGTGTCTCCACCTCTTCCTCTAGCAGACGACTAATACCCTCATCCTTTGCCAATGAATAGGTTTGGTACGTTACGTCTTGCTTTGTGTGGATTTCCACTGCTAGGAAAGCATTATCTGAGGAGTCTGTATACTTCCACGCTAGTACGTGCTGCTTGACATCCTTTACGTTACGTGCATCCACCACAGGGAACCAAATATCAGGTGGTATAACATCTACGATGATTTCACCATCCATACGCACCTTAAAGATACCTGTACCAAAACGAGACACATCAATGGCACTCTCATAGAGACGGTTAATGAAGTCGGTGGATTGTATTACTTCTTCCAATCGTTCTTGGTTATCTGCTTTGATTTCAGGCTTTTGACCAAACAGCATGTCGGCCCACAGGATAGAAAGGCGGCGGTGCCAGTTGACAATGACGTTCAGGCTTTCGTAGCCCGAAGTCTGTGCCCAACGATGAAACACCCAATCGTGCTTACCATCAAAAAGGAGTTTACTATCCCTGTATTTATTCAAGCGTTCCCTCTCATCGAATGGGGGAAATACACTTCCTGTTGTAATGAAATCTAAGTCTTTTTGCATATCAGTCTCCTTTTATAGTAAGACAGTTAGAAGCCACGCGGCTTTTGGATTGCAGACTGTTTTGGCTTGGAGAAGAAGGTGTGGATAGCGTACCTGTCTCTGTCCATTGCGTGGTCATTCTTCTTAACGGGGCGGTCTTCACCGAGTTGCTGTGCTTTCACATCCCATGTATAAGATTGAATCTCTTTGAGTGTGTACTTGCACTCTTTATCAATGAAGTATTTATTCTGTTGCAGTTTACTTGCCACGGTACGAATACCATTCACCACATCATTCTTTGCATTGCGGATAATGTGCATATTGGCATAACGACACGTTGCTTGGAAGCTAGAAGCACTTGGGTCAACGTAGATGTGTTTTACATTCCATCCATCAATGAAGTTCTTTAAGTCCTTGACATATTCAACGTCTGTCTTCTGCTTCATCTGTTCTTTGGCATCCCAATAGTATTCTTTAATGAGATAAACAGTTTCATCCTTAATACCGTAGAGGCCAAACGTCATAACACTTGAGGTGGCATAGTCAACAGCAGCAATGCACTTGTCGTAGAAGTCCCTACTTTGGGGCACATCAATAACGTGTACGTCAGCATTAAACATGTCATAAATAGCACCTTCTGCCACCACCCATAGCCCTTCAATATACCGCTTGTAGAACAATCCTGTGAACATACGCTTGTAGCGTTCCTTGGTGTCTACGGTGAGGGAAGGGTTATCATCCATTGTGAAGTGGAGACGTACACCATTCATTTCATCAATCCTATCGAGGATTTCAGTTTTGAACCAATGGTAAGGGGAAGCAGGGTTTAGAGTGAAGAAGTATTTAGCCCCCTCCACACTACAACGTGCCATAGCCTGTTCAATAAAGCTACGTGGCATGAGTGGTGCTTCATCTGCAAACAAACCGGCAGAAGTAATACCTTGCAATGTGTCTTGACTTGCCTCAGAGTTGCCACCAAACAAATAATACCTGTTACTACCAATGATTACATACTTTTCTGTACGGCGGTAGGTATAGGCAATATCCTTGGTATTTAAGAGGCTAAAAAGGGGTTCAAGTACGTTGCGTTGGAGGGCACCCACACTAACACCAGCAATAATAAAGATTTCATTAGAGAAGTTGGTTTGACTCCAGTTAATAAAAGAGTCAATAGCACAAAGAGTTTTACCACTCCTAATACTACCTTCTGCACATACAAAGTCTTTATCAGCTACAGGGCTTCCATCCATCCACCATGTAAGCAACTGTTTCTGTCTTAGTGAGAAAGGGTGTAGTTTCATTCTTCACCCCCTTCCCAAATATCCCCCACTTGACTTTTAAGGGCAGTTACGTATTCATCAATGGTATTCGTATCAGCAGGCCCCCATCTGTTAGTATTCTTATATTTGATTAGCAAATCCGCCGCCTTCATCTGTTCCCTTTGAGGGGACTCCGGGTCAAGTGTAATCTCAACAAGGCGTTGAATGATTGTTTCAAAGGGAACCACCTCAAGGGCTTTCTTCCTTTCCTCCATTCTACGTGCTATTTCAATACGTACACCTTCAGACTGCATAACATTGTAGCCAACCTTAGAAGGATTATTCTTACTATAACCTGCTTCTAATGCTGCTTTCTTTGGGCTAAATGTTTTCATATATGCGTCAATAAACGCTTTCTGCTTAACGGTTAATGCGTATTTATCTTTTGACATATTTAGTACCTGACTAAGTTTTGTGGTATTTGAGTGGGTAGAGGCGCGGCC